TTCTGGTTGGTTGGCTGCGAATGTCGTGGACGGCGGGACGGGATGGACCAGAATCCGTCGCACATACACAACCGGCGACAAGACTCAGGGCGGGTTCGAATTCGATGTTGTTGGGTCTGGAGGATACCCCGCAGACTGGTCATCGTTGTTCGAGATGGCAATTGACGGCGATGGTGTGAGCAAGGTTGTTTCCGGGCGCATGTACTTGTCTGCGTCGTCGGCGCTTCGCTTCACGTCTGCGGGAACTGCGTACCTGCATCGGTACACGCCTCTGTCTGTTCGTTCGACGGTTCCGTTCGCTGCAAAGATCGAGGGTTCTGACGGGACGAAGACGTATTGGACCGCTGGCGGTGCGGTACTGACGGATGAAGGTGGAGACACGCTGCGTGTGGCGGATTTGGCGCCTGCCGTCGCTGGAGACAACATCGGAGGCACGTCTGCCGCAGATCGGTTCGGCATTTTCTATGGCGCGGGGGTGAATGTTGCGGCGCATTCTGGTGCGCTTCTGTTCAGCGGCTACGGTGCTGCACCTCCTTCGGTGTCACGGTACGCCTACATTGATCGCGACGATGGTTCTTCGCCCGATGAGGACCTTGCGATCATGGTCCGCGTCGGCAGCGGAGTCCGCGAGGTGGCGTCGTTCGAGTGGAATGGAGGCTATGCTGAACTGATCGCGCAGGGCCTTCTCTTGTCGGATGCCTATCGGTGGGTCAACGAAGACGACTTCAAGCACTTGACGATGGACTTGGGACCGCATGCGTTCAAGTCGACATCTCAGATCAATTTGCCGGCGGTGCCGTCTATTTCGTCGCTGGGCCAGGGGGGGCCGTATCTGAACGATGTGCGGGATTATTTGCTGCTTCTTCCGCACATGTCAAGTGCTGGATTGGAATTCTTCATTCCGGCTGGGAACATCGAACTTGTTGAGGCTGGGCTTAGTTTGCCCGTTGGAAGTTACATCGAGAGCGTAAAGTTGATGAAGTCGTCCGGGACCGCGACGACGGATTTTGCGCTGTACCGAAAGGCGTATAGCGACGCTGGGGCAGGAACGCAGTTGGGCATCACGGCGTCTGGCACGGGAACGGGTGATTTGACAATCCCGTTGGCTGGCGATGGGCATCAGGTGGAAACCGGGTATCATTATTACGTGCGCGTCGGGAAGGACACAAACGACGCTGCGTATCTTGATGGTGTTCGCGTGACGGCATGGCACCGCTATCCTCTGGTCGGGAACTACACGCTGTGATAGAACGGCGACTGCAACGAAGGGGAATACGAACGTGACCGAAGAGAAATCAAAGAAGAAGCTCGTTTTCGCTGACGGCTTGAACGGCGACGAAGTGAAGGCTGTTCGGGCCTTCGTCGAAGCAGGAGGCCCGCTTGCGGACCTTTACGCGCAAGCGTCGCAGGAAACCATCGCATGCTCTGGGCAGTTGCAAGGGCACATGCGAGAAGTGAAGAAGTACGAAGAACTCGGAATCAAGTTGCACGGAAAGATCGACGGGCTCGCCCGCGCGATCCTCGCCATGGTTCCGGCATGCCCGAAGGCAGATCCGCCAGCGGGTGAACCAGCACAGGAGTGAACGTGGGCAAGAGAATTTTCTCGTTTTCGATGTTTGTCGCGGCGCTTGCGGCTCCGTTCTGCGCATGGGCACAGGCGGTGACGGCTGCCGATACGCTTGGGACGCTGCCGATGGATGCGTTCCAGAGCGCATCACAGGCGGTTGACGCAGCGCGCACGGGGCAGTGGCTTGTCGTGTCCACGGGGATCGTGCTGTTCCTCACGCGAGCACTGAAGACGCCTGCTTTTGGTGCCATCATGGCCCGCATGCCAAAGCGTGCGCGCATTCTCGTTCCAGTTGTGCTGGGCGGTGTCGCTGCGGTTCTGAGTTCGTTGTCGTCTGGCGCTCCGTGGCTCGAGTCCGTGCTGGTCGGTGCTTCCGGTCCGCTCGCCGTGTTCGCGCACGAATTCCTGTTCGAGTCCGTGATCGCGAAGCCTGCGCCCGCCGTCGTTGTGCCCCCGGTTGCTCCACCGAGCGACGTGGCCGGTCCCAATGGCGCGGGCTGACGATCTTGCGCGTGCTCGTTCCCAAGAGCGCGCCTACATCCTTCGGGAGTTGAAGTCCCTCCAGCGCGCAATCGCTGCCGCGCAGACACCCGCAGAACTTTCGCGTTTGGATAGTTCCGTCGCCGATGTTCAGGCCGGCGAACGTCGCATGCTCGTTCTGAGGGCAGCCGACAACCCAAACGACTTCATGGAATTCGCGTTTAAGGACCGCGACGGCGGGGCGCTCAAGCAGGCACCTTTACATCGGCAGTGGCAGGACTTCATTCAGCACAAGCGATACAGCCCGGATGGTTACAATCGGTCGCTGCTGATTGCGCCGCGTGACCATGGAAAATGTTGTACGAGAAACACAATTATCACGCTGTCGGACGGAAGTATTTCCAGAGCCGAAGATGTGCCGAGTGAATTCGATATTTTGTCGTGGTCTGAATCTGATGGATGGTGCTCTAGGCGTGCTCGAAAATCTGACGGAGGGGAGCAACCTGTTTGGAGGATAGAAGTAGAGTCTGGAAGGTCTGAGCGACTTTCGTGGCAGCATCCAATGCTGACACCGAACGGGATGGTAGCGATCTCCGATGTAAGGTGCGGAGAAACAGTTGCCACGTGCCGGTCAGCCTATGCCGACATCCGATTGATGCCGTCAGCGATGAGCGCGAATCGTGCGTGGATTTTGGGGCTTTTGATTGGTGATGGGGCGCTTACTTCTGCGTCGAGAGTTTCTGTTACAATTGCTAACCAGGAACTTCTTTCGGTGGCCACCTCGGCTTTCAATGCGGAAGGTTGGAGAATCCATAATCGGAGTAAGTCGAATCCGGGTATTGATTGGAGCATAATCGGAGGGAGAGAACTTCTGGATTGGCTTCGTTCCATGGATGTTCATGGACATGGTGCGTACGAGAAGCGCGTTCCGCGGGAGGTTTTCTGCTGTGACCGTGAGACCGCATCGGCATTCGTTTCAGGATATCTCGAATCGTATGGGTCCGTAGGTGACGGCGCTGCCGGTAGATCGGTCGAGTTCTACAGCGTCGCAAAAGAACTTTTGTTGGGATTGCAGTCGCTTCTTCTACGCTGGGGGATGCAGAGTCGTTTGGCGGAAAAACACGGCAGATACAAAGGCTGCGACCATTTGTCTTGGCGTCTTTCCGTCTGCGGTTCTTCGATTGATGCTTTGGCTGCGTTTGCAGATCCACGCGGGCCAAAGGTTATGGCTCTTAGATCTCAGCGAGTGAGAAAAGCAAACGATTCTTTTGATTTGATACCGGATGCAATCGTTGACTTGTGTGTCGAGCGGCGTGGAACGAAAGAAGTTGTTCCAAGGCTTGATTCTCACAGAGATCGCGGACATCAGCGATGGAAGGTTATTGCCAGAAGCAAGAATGCCGAAGTTGAAAGACTCGCCAATCTATCGTGGGAGCGAGTTGTAGATGTTAGAGAAGATGGGTTTGAGCGCACGTGGTCGATTGAAGTCGATGACACGCACGTGCATTTGGCTGGCGATTTCATAACTCACAACACCCAACAATTACCAGTAGGTAGGACGATTTGGGAGTTGGGCAACGATCCCGACTTGCGCATCAAGATCGCTTGCCAGAGCGACGAAAAGAGCAAAGAGCGGCTGTTCGAGGTGACGGATCACTTGGAGCGCAACCAAGACGTGATCGAGGTTTTCCCGCACCTTGCGAAGTCGAAAACCGGCGGCTGGACGCGGCACAAGATCACGGTCGAGCGCACGTCATTTTCAAAGGATTCGAGCATTGAGGCGATGGGCGTCACGTCGGGCGCAACGGGCGGTCGCGCCGATCTGCTAGTCGCAGACGACATTTGCGACCGACGCAACACGCTGCAATTCCCGCAGATGCGGGAACAGGTGATCCAAGCGTGGCGGTCGGACTGGTCGAACCTTTTGGAGCCAGACGGAAGAATCATATATGTTTCGACATTATGGCATAAACTCGATTGCTCTCACGGACTTATAGACAACGAGGCGTATGCTGTACTGCGCCATGACGTGAACTCAGAGGGCAATGGATTCGACGTTCAGTTCATCCCGCCGGGGCCGGATCGCGGCGGTCGCATGTGGAAGGAGGGGCTGTGGATGGAGAAATGGCCCCCCGAGGCGCTGGCGAAACGACGAATCGAGATTGGGCAGACGGAGTATGATCGCGCGTTCAGAAACCGAGCGTTGAGCGGTGAGATCGCGGTGATGCGCGAGGAGTGGATCGACTACTACGACCCGAAGAAATTGCCAGAGAACATGATCAAGATCGTCGCCTACGATCTTGCCATCAGCAAGAAGGTCCACGGCCACTACTTCGCAGAGGTCACAATCGGCGTCGACCCGGATACGATGTGCATCTATGTTCTGGATGCTTGGCGGGCGAAACTCCGCTTCATGGAACAGGCGCGGACGGTTGTGCGTGCGTGGTCGCAGTCGAATCCAGAGGCCGTGGTCCTCGAGTCCGTGAACTATCAGGACAGCCTCAATCAGTATATCGACGACATGCGCGGATTGCAGATTCCGGCGACACCGGACTTCCCGGTTGTGACGCCGGTGCCGGTGAACATCAACCTGTCGACGGTGAACCCGAGACTCGACAAACTCTCTCGTTTGAAGCGAATCACGCCACATTTCGAGGCCGGGAAGATGTACTTCAACCCTCGCCTTGATCCGCGACGCGAAGGGTTCATCAACGACCGAGGAAACCTCGTTGGTGAGCTTTTGGATTTTCCGCTCGGAAAGACAGACGATATGCTGGATGCGCTGGTTCACGGCGTCGGCTACGTCGAACACACGATCACAATGCAGGGCTCGGTTGGGCCAGACGAATTGCAGATGAATGTCAGCGTCATCGGCGACTGGTGATTTTTCTTTCACGGGCGCAAGAAAAATGTTGACGCGCGCAAGCGAGTCATAGTAGGACCAAATATCGACTGAGACGAAGGGGAACCCGTTGAGAGCCAAGATTGACGTATTGCGTACGGAGATGAACGCTGTATTCAAAGAGCGTTCGTCGGTCGTTGAGGGTTTGATTGCTGCGCTGCTTTCGGGCGAGCATGTGCTGTTGCTGGGGCCTCCCGGAACGGCGAAATCGCTGCTTGCTTCGACGATGAGCAGCGCAATCACCGATGCGCAGTATTTCCAATGGCTGTTGACCAAGTTCAGCACGCCAGAGGAACTTTTTGGTCCGATTTCGTTGAAGGGCCTCGAGGAAGATCGCTTTCGACGCAACCAGGACGGGAAACTCCCGCAGGCGCACTTGGCGTTCTGCGACGAGATTTTCAAGGCGAATTCTTCGATTCTCAACGCGCTTCTCACGCTGCTGAACGAGCGCATCGTCTACAACGACGGCGTGCATGCGTGCCCCCTGCTGACGCTGGTCGGGGCAAGTAATGAACTCCCCGAGAGTGACGCGCTGAATGCGTTGTTCGACCGCTTCTTGCTGCGGTTCTGGGTCGACCCGATTGCAGACCGCGGGAACATGAAGGCTGTCTTGTCGGGCGCGGAACCGTCGATTTCTGCGACGTTGACGCTTGCAGAAGTCGAACAGGCAAAACGCGATGCGGTTTTGGTTCCGGTTCCTGACGCGATTCTCGAAACACTTCTCGACGTGAAGCAGGCGACGGAACGTGCCGGGTTCAAGTCCAGTGACAGGCGGTGGCGCAAGATTCTGCGCGTGCTGAAGGCGCACGCCTACGCCAACGGGGACCCGGAAGTGTCGACGGAGCATTTCGACATTCTCCCGGACATGCTGTGGTCTGAGCCGAAGCAACGACCGAAGCTCGCTTCCGAGATCGGGAAGGTAGCCAATCCGCGCGGCGCGAAGGCGCAAGAACTTCTCGACGCTGCGAAGGAACTCGTTGCCGGCGTTCCCGACGCCTCGGTTGGACGGTCTGCGTATCTCGTGAAGGTGGGAGAGGCGACAACGGAACTTCAGAAACTTCACGAGAAGGCAGTCGAAGTGGCCCAGGACGGGCCGCAGAATCGCAAGTTGAATGCTGCGGTCGAAGAGATCAAGCGCCTGCACGGTGAGATCCAGAAAGGCGCACAGCGCGCTTTGGGGCTTTTGCGGTGAGTATGGCCGACGCAGACCTCGTCTACAAGACGAGACGCTGGGAAAGGTGGCTCTGGAAAGAGCACCTTGATCAATCCGAACAGGCCGCACAAGTGGTCTCGGATGGACAGCAGAAGTGTGAAGCGTTCGAGGCGCTTCCGCGCGAAATGTTTTCGAGGCTGTATGCAGATCAGCCCGAGAAGTTGGAGCAATCTGCGGTCGGTTCCGCATGGGCTGAACGAGCGCACGAAGAGGCCGAGCAGTTGCCAGAATTTCAGCAATTGAAGGCCCGTTGCGTCGGAGACCAGTTGTGGTCCGGGATGGCTGCAACGACGGTGACGGAACAGTTGCTGGCGATCATGCCGGAACCGAAAGGAGATCAGCCGATCCCGGATGCTGCGCGATACGCGCGGGCGCTGGACGGACTTCGACGCATGGCGGAAGAGGGGTCTGTTTCGGCTGGCGATGTATCGGGTGTTCAGGGCGCGATGGAGGAAGCGAAGGGCGCAGCCGAGCAGATGGCAAACGGGATGGCTCCCGAGATGATTCGGCAAGCCTTCCGGCGAGCTTGTGAGCAAGCCCAGGAAGAGATCACAGAGGCGCAGGACAGCATCGAATCGTACGGCTGCGGGTGTGGTGCAGGTGCCGCGGGGAAGGGCGGCGACATCGCGAAGAAGAGGGAGGTCATCAAGAAGATCGCAGGGTCGAAGAAGTTGGCGCGAATTGCGGACCTTGCAGGAAGGATGCGCGCGACGGCTGCGCAAAAGCAGGCGAGCAAGGTGTCGAACGCGCAGGACGAAGTGACGGACATCGAGCAGGGTACGGACTTGTCGCGAGTGCTGCCGAGCGAATTGGCGCTGCTTGCGCGTCCTGCAACGCGAGGGGAGTTTGCGCGGCGGCTCTACGAAGGTGCGCTGCTGTGCTACCAGTTGCGCGGGCGCGAGAAGATGAAGCGCGGTCCGATTGTGGTGTGTGTTGACAATTCAGGTTCGATGTCTGGAACTCGTGAGATTTGGTCAAAGGCTGTGGCCTTGGGTCTCATGGAAGTTGCGCGGATTCAAAAACGCGCGTTTGCGTTGATTCACTTCGACACTGCAATCGGGATGACGTTGCGAATCATGGGGCCGGAAGACGCTGCTGCGAGGTGGAATGAGGTTCTCGAAGCGATGGAGTTTTTTTCAGGTGGCGGAACGGACTTCGAGCCTGCGCTGAAAGAGGCTCTGGGCATCATCGAGGCGGATGGTGTGTTCTCCCGCGCCGACGTGATTCTGGTATCTGACGGGTACGTTGGAGACCACTACGCAGAGCGCTATCGCCAACGGTCTGAGAATCTCGGAGTGGTGACGTACGGGATTCTGATTGGGTCGGATTGCGCAGATTCGATGAAAGCATTTTGCGACGAAAGCGTTGCGATTCAGGACTTGACAGAGGATGCGAGTGTGACGGACCTCGTGTTTTCGATTTAGTTGGGTTGCCTGTGATTGCAGAGCACGAAATAGTCAGTCTCATGAAGAGTGCAGTCGAGCATTCAGATACGACTTGCGTCCTCATGTGCGAGGAAGCGTTGGACGGTGGCGTGCTGGAGCGGAAGGCATGTGCCGTAACTCTGGCAGTAATGCGTTGTATCGGGAGTCAAAACCCGATTGACGCGCGAGACGCCATGGCGGATGCTCTCAACGGACCACCGATTGTCAGGTCTCCTGATGGCGGTATGGCGGGCGGCGTGGATGAGGATTTCGATTCAGAATGAACACCGACATGAAAACGCTTGGAGACGAGATCCGTGAACGTGTTCGGGTTCGGATGGCTGTGCTTGGAATCAGCACGACGGCTGAACTCGCAACGAAGATGGCAATGTCGCGGGCCAACGCGAGCGCGTTTTTGAAGTCTCTTCCGCAAGTCGGATTGCCGCGGTTTCTTCGGCTTGCTGATGCCTTGGAAGTGCGCGGCGAGTGGCTTTTGGCCGGGGAACTGCGCGATGCTGTTCCTCGAAGCGTCGAAACGAGTTACAGGGAGATTCTTTGAGCGAACGAAGACACACGAGCGTGACGGCTTTGGCCCAATGGCGTCGCTGCCGGCGACAGTACAAGTACGAGCGCGTCGAGGGGTTGCAGCCGAAGGATCGCGCGATGCCGTTGCGCGCTGGAATCTTGTTCCACGAGTGCTTGGAGAAATTCTACTGCGACAAGCAAGTGGTTTTCGATGCTTTCATTGCGTCGGAGCTCGACAAGCAGGTTTTGCAGATTCAGGCCGATCCGAGTTCGTTCAGGACCACCGAAGAAGAACTTCGAGAAATGGGAGAACTCGTTCTCGGCATGGTGCGTGGGTACGTCGAGAAGTATGCCGACGATCACCGACGGTTTAAGGTGCTGGCCGTCGAGCGCGAGTTCCGTTTCGCTCTGCGCGTTCCGTGTTCGTCGTGTGAGGCTTCGGGAGACAACGGCGGTGCCCCGTGTGCGTTTTGTTCCGGGACGGGGATGGGGCGAAAAAGCCCTGTGTGGGACTGTCTCGGGTACATCGACTTGATCTTGGGAGACAAGGATCTGGGCGTGTCGCTAGTGTGCGAATCGAAGACTTCAGCGGACGCAGACCTCGATACGTTTGCACACAAGATGGTGCTGTCTCCGCAGCCGATCCCGTACGTGTACGCAGCGCGAGAGATCGCAGCGTCGGAAGGCTGGACGCCGATTTCTGGGTTGTTCTACAACGTCGCGCGAAAGAAGTTGCCGGCGGAACCGTATCGGCTCCAATGCAAGAAGTGCAAGGGCACGAAGGAAAAGGGCGGTGCCCCGTGCGATGCGTGCGTTGGGACCGGGTCGAGTGGTCTGAGCAAGTCGCAGGGGACCGACACGACACTCGAGAAATACCTCGCAGCGCTGCGCGAGTTGCCGCATGTGGATGCAGCCGAGTATGTTGATGTGATCTCAAAACTCACATCGCGCGACGGCAGCAATTTCTATTGGCGCGCACAGCATTCCGTGACCGACGAACAGATCAACGAATGGTTGCTCGAGGCGTACCAGACGACTCGTGACATCATGGAGGCGGAACGGTCTGGTCGGTACTATCGGAATCTCGAAGCATGCGACACCCCGGGGCGTCGGTGCCCGTTCAGGAGTCTGTGTCTCGAGAACAATCCGACAGCGCGCAGCAAGTTTACGACGCGCGAGCAACGGAAGGCCGAAGAGGAGCGTTTGGCGGAAATCTCTGCCATGCGCGAGGTTTGTTTCTGAAACTGTTTCTGCAACGCAAGGGAGCGATTGAGCCATGGCATTGACGATCACGAGAGCCGGCGACCATCCGGGCGCAAGCAAGGTGAAGGCGCTGGTCTACGGAAAGAGCGGCGCAGGGAAGACGCACTTCGGTGCGACTGCGAAGAATCCGATCATTGCGGTCTGCGAGAAGCAAGCGATTTCGGTGATCCAAGCGATCAACCCGAACGCGGCCATCGCAGTGATCGAGGAACCGAACGATCTTCTGGAGCTGATTTCACATCTGAAGTCGCTCATTGCGACGGGGAAGTGTCCCTACGACACGTTGGTTGTGGATTCGGTTTCGGAGTATCAGCGGATTCTCAAGACGAAGAAGATCCGCGACGGTGGCGACGCGAAAGAAAACCTCACGCAGACGGAGTGGATGATCGTCATCGACCGCACGTTCAACGTGAGTCGCGCGATCCGGGATCTCGACATGCACATCCTGCTTCTGGCGCTTTCGGTGACGGTGGCGGGTGAAGAGGACATCCCGGCGAGCACGCACCCTGCGTTCAACGGGAAGAACCTCCACACCGACATGGCGAGCATCGTGAACATCGAGGGCTTCTTGGCCAAGAAGATTCTCGATGACGGGCGGGTGGTTCATGCCATCGCATTCGATGCGCCGTCCGGGTTCGACAGCAAGGGGCATCGGAGTCTCGCGAAGGTCGTGATGCCGCATTGGCCGCACATCGTGGCGTGCGTTGCAGGTCCGAGCGCGCTCGGCGCAGAACTTCTCGACACGGCGGAAAAGCAGCTTGGTTTCGGGATTGAGCCGCTGAAGTCTGCGGGGGTTCTCGCCGAGATGTCTGCCAACAAGGCAGCGCCGGGTGCTGCGGCTGCGCAGGTCCATGTCGCTGCGGTTGCCCCCGAAGTGTCGAAGTCGACGGAGCCGAAGGTCGATAAGCCCGCTGCTCCAGCGGTCGAGAAGACTGCGAAGAAGTGAAGTGGTCGGTGCTGTCTGTGGGTGTTCCACCGGCGGCGAATTCGAACCACGTGTGTGAGTTTCGGAGCGTACGAAGATGATTGTCAATCCTCGCGAAGATTCGAATCAGAGTGAACTCGTTCCTGCCGGGATGTACATTCTCCAAGTGGAGGATCTGGAGTTTCGTCCCGCGAAGAACAAGAGCAGCGGAACGCAGATTCAGTACCGTGTGAGGAAGGCTGTTCCGTTCGGAACGGACCCGGAGGACAAGACCAACGTGGGCGCGCAGTTCGCAGACACGTGCTGGCACGCGGATGGCGCTTTGTGGCGCCTCGCTGCGGTGGCTCTGGCGCTCGGGATCGTGGACGTGTTCGACACCGACGACGACGCAACGATGAAGCGTCTGTTCGTCGGCGCGTTCGGGAAGTTCACGACCAAGATCGACAGCTACAACGGCAAGGATCGCACGACGATCGAGGACATCGAAGAGGACGTTCGTCGATTCCTGTCGGGCCGTTCGCCTGCCGGCCAGGCGGCCACGGCGCTGTACAAGCTCGACCAGCTTGTCGCGGGACTTGGCGGCAAAGACCTGGAATGGGTGTCGGCAACCGTGTCCGTCGAGAAAGCGGCGGAAGGGCTGGACCGAATCGTCCGGGGGCGGTTGGCCGGCGTGGCGCAGGCTGCACGCATCGACGTGGCAATTGAAAACCGCGACGTCCAGAAAGCGCGGACGATCTTCACCGATGAACGCGACATTCCTTCCGAGGTGGACGATTTTT